TGGAAAAGAGAAAAGAGTTGTTCTGGCAGATCAAGGAATGCGAGTTCAGAGAGTTGAGTGGAGGCAGGAGCTGTGGAGTGAGTGTTGCCAAGCCAACGTGAGACGATATGCAGACGGAAAGAGAAATCGCACTCCTGAGTGGTGCGAGAAAGGGTCTGCCAAGCAAGAGGAAGAAACTCAACAAAGACAGCTGGACAGTCAAAAGGCTGAGAGGAAGCAAGGTATTGAAGTTGCTGATTATATAGGTCAAAATGACGAATGATGCTTGCTCCAGAAGTATCATGGAGGGAAAGCACGATGGACTGAATGTCAAGAAAAATTTGTTTACGCATATTACTTATTGATTAATTGTGAATACTTACGAGTTAAGGCATCTATGATAAGAGAGTCAAGAGCAGGGTCATCACCCATGAATTGACGGCGAGGCATGGTGAAACCTTTCCCACGCCCTGCCCTAAGCCCTTGGTTATGGACACGAGCATAGACTTTGTCGGAGAAGATTATGGCAGAGGAGGTATGATACTGGGCAGAGAGAGAACGACCAAGGTCGCCACTGTCGCCTGTAAGGATGCGACGAGTAAGTCTTGCAGGATGATGAATGGCATTGTAACGATAGGCTTTAGTGCCAGAGGTACGACGAAGCACTTGTTTCCATGGATGAGAGAAAAAACCTTCATCTTGGAAATTCTGACGGAAAGCCTTGAGAGCTACATTGGCAGCAATGCGAGGGGCTGTAGTGCGAATGTAGGACGATGTTTCAGAGGCTATCTTGTCAAGCTGAGAGGCAAAGCGAGAGATATCTATATTCATTTTTTTTGCTGTTTTTTGTTGTTGTATTGAATATTTTTGTATTTTTGCATTGTCGATTCTACGGATTCGACGTCGTCAGAGGTTGTCAATGAAAATTGTCAACCTTTGGGTGTTTTAAGGGATACCTGTCTTAAGCCTTTTTTATTTATAACCCACAATTCATTTATTTCTTTTTGTGTTGTGTTTATTATCTTGAGCAGACTAATATCATCTAAATCACAGTCTTCAATGATGATTCTATCACTTTGTTTTAGTCCACGACTAATCATATTACATGTTGTTTTAAACTTTACGTGTCTATTGGATATATCTTTGGTTTGATTAAAACCTTCTACCTCATAAAAATGTTCGCCAACCTTAAGGTCTGGACATTTGCTGGGATATTTAACAGCATGAGAGGCATAAATCTCTTTGTAATCAAGGCAAGAATGATTATCAATTTTTGGCAATATCATTGCTTTTTCATTTTTTATCTTAGAGAGATGAGAAGCTACCTTTAATATTGTGGAATAGTCGCTGTCCTTGGGATTTACAGATTGTGCTTGTGTTATATCTTTGTAGCCTTTGACAGCAATAAATGTTGTATTGTCTATATATTTATTTGCGAAATTATCAATGGCAGACTTATCAATTGTAGGTATGTTTTTAAAGTATGATGCATCATCAGAGAAAACCTCTCCAGTTGCACCTGGATTGCCTTTAAGTCCCTGAGCAAACACCTTAACAGATGGATTGCCCTCTGTTGTGGGAGAGTCAGTCTCTTGCCAGTCGCATTTGCAGTTATACAGAGAACCTGGGCTATTGGAGAGCCAAAAAGGATCATCTTTAGACCAAATACGATTGTAAAAAATCATGTGTTCCTCACGAGGAGAGGCAGAACGAGAAGGAAGCCATTGAATATTGGGGAAGAGATCTTTGCCATCTTGGTCGGAAGAGAACGCCTGCCATTGCTTAGCAGTACGAGAGCGAGAGATGGCTGTGTTGTATTCAGTGGCTTGATAACGATTGAAGCGATTGAGGATAGACTTTCCCTCTTTTACATCCTTGGCAGAGCGAACATCAGAGGTGGCATGATAGGCTTTGTAAAAAGAAAAACGAGTAAGATTTTGCTTGAGCTTTTGAGCCAAAGGGCTCTCTGAACCAGAGGTAAAGACACTGTCAACAGCATGGTGGAAATTATCCTTGTAAGCTTTAAGAATGTCAGTATTGATTAAAGTCTTGTCATTATTGGATATGTCTTTTATTATCTTATCATAAGCTGAAGCAGAAGCCAGAGAGTAAGGAATGCGAATAAAAGAAGCCAAAGAAAGGGCGAGCAAAGAGGCATCTGCTTGATAATAGAGCGAGTCTAAGTGACGGTATAGGGCAAGTGGATGACTTGCCCTTAAAGGAAAAAATCTTTAAGAGTAGAATTAAGAGCGTTTTGAACTGAAGAGTCTGCTATGGGATTTTGCTTCATCTGCTCTTTGAGCGAGTTATAGTCCTTAGGCTTTGGAATATCAAATTCCTCATACAAGAAATCATCATCAACAGGTATGCGTGAAGCAATGCCAGAGACGACTTGCCACTTGAGAGCAAGTTGGTTCCAGTCCTTACCTTCAGAGGCAAACCATATCTGCCCACCAGCCACATCAAAACCAAAGCGTCTAAGAATGGCTTTGAATTGTGTGTTGAGTACTGAGAGAACGAAAGTGCGGTCAGCTTCTTTCTTCTCTTGCTCAACAGACAAATGAACGGTGCCAAGAGCCTGAGTACCAGAGGAGCCTTGCTCTGTGGTAAGAGTGTTGCCAAGGATTGTTTTACTAATGGCAGCATCACAAGCATCGGTGAGTTCCTTATACACGGATGTCCCTGAGGTGGAAGTGGCAGGATGAAGAGTGAGTTCAGAGCCTTTGGGATGAAGCATGTAGCCAAAAGCACCCCAGTTGCGAAGCATATCCTCAAGTTTGGCACGAGTAGCCTCATCATATTCATCGTAAGTCATCTCTCGGAAAGGCATGCCAAAACACTCTGTGAACTGAGCCCAGTCACCAAAACCACCTCGCTTATAAATGACATATTGAGCAGCTTTGAAAAGAAGTCCTTTATCTTTGGGCTCACCCATATACATCATATAATCAGAAAGAGGTGGCTCTTTATACAGAAAGTCCTTTGAGGCTTGATTTTGTTCAATGGAGACACACTCCCACCCTTGCTCAGGGTGAACATGACGACGATCAATAAGAGAGTAATCTATGTGATACTGCTCTTGCTGCTCATTATAGACGATGTCCTTAATCTGAATTAGCGTGTAACCATAAGCCACAGTGGAATGAATATCTTTGATAAGAGAAAGCATGTCAGGGCAAGACAAAAGACGATTAAGTTCTTCATCTTCCTTGCCGTCTTTGGAGAATATGAGAGATGTGTGGGTGATGGCATCGGCTCTCTTGCCCCATGTGGCTTCAATCTGTCCGTCAAGCGTGATGTCCTCTATAAGATCATAGAAGCGAACCCTGTTGGGATTGCTAAGAGAGTCAAAAGCCTCAAGGGCTCTACGCCAAGAACTAATGTCTTTACTCTGACGGTCGGGAGCTTTGAATATTATGTTTAAAGGCTTGATTGCCTTGGACTGTTTCTTGTTATCTGCTAAATTTAAATGTGCTGCCATATTCTTAATATTGATTATTTCGTTGTGAATTGCCACCATAGGCTATTGGATAGCTGCCACCTGAGGCAGAAGAGCTAAGGGCTTTGAGACCTGGAATAAAAGCCTTTTGTGCGGCGACAAGCCGCAGAAATGCAATAGCATCATCATACTTGAGACGACGAGTCTCAGACATCAAGGCAGGCGAAGCAATGCAATAGATGTTATAAATAGCTATGTCTCTGACTAACTTGACAAGCAAGTCAGAGCGAGAAGAACCAGTCAGAAGAAACTGAGAATCTACATCATAGAGCTTAAACAGATAAGCCTTAACCTCTCCCATGGCATCAGTGATAGCTTGAAGAGCATTATCTTGGTGTCGTTGGAGGACAGAAAGAGTCTCTTCGTAAGAACCATTGATAAGATCTTCGTAAGTTAGATACATTATTATACCCTCCTATTATTTAGTGAAATAAATGCTGTAGATGCAAATATTGGTATATTGACGCATTGAGCGGCGAAGAATACCTGCATGGACAAGGTAATTGATTTGCGTGCGTGTAAGGACACGTATGTGAGAGCCTATCTGAAGGACAAAATATTGCTTAAGGGTGCGAGAGTGCATCTTGTTTGCATAGACTATCGCATTTTTGACTCGGATATAATTCCAGAGTCGTTGAAAGATTTTAATCATATTCTTTTATTGTTTTTTGGTCTGCGAAATATTTGAATTGAATTGTCTGAAAGGACTTTGAGACGTTGGTTGGTGACCCAGACGTTGCCCTCAATGCAGTCAGGAGCATCAGCTGGTGAAGAAAGAGTTGGAGAAAGAAGAAGAAACTGCTCACGGGTGCGGACAAAGTGTTCATTATCTTTTTTATCAGCATTGAAAAGTAAAGCTCCTCGCTGATTGAGAGGTTGCAAAGCTCCCTCAATACGAGAGAATTTATCGGGTTTTTTGCGAGTATCTGGCTGTATATTGAGCACACCACAAGTAAGGCTCTGTTGACGGAAAAGAGGCAAAAATACTTGTTGGTAAAAAGGGTCTTGAAGAGTGTTATTTTCTATGTAATTATAAACCTGCACGCAGGAAGGCACGCAGGAAGACAGATCATAGAACCAAGAGACAAATTGGCTATTAGTAGCCCTGTCGCATCGCATATCT